AGAATTATAGTAATTGGCGATTTACATGGTGATTGGGAAATGACAATAAAATCATTAAAAATTGGAGGAATTATAGATAACAAATTAAATTGGATAGGTGGCGAAACTATTGTTGTACAAGTTGGAGATCAAATAGATAGATGTAGATTTACTGGAATATCTTGTAGTTTACCTGAAGCAACTAAAGACGACGAAGCATCTGATTTAAAAATATTGAATTATTTTACTAAATTACATAATCAAGCACAAAAAAAAGGTGGTGCAGTTTATTCAATTATAGGTAATCATGAATTAATGAACGTAAAAGGAGATATGAGATATGTTTCATATGAAAATGTTAAAGATTTTGATAATTATGAAAAACCAGATGGAAAAATAATAAAAGATGGTATGGAAGCTAGAAAATGGGCTTTTTCTCCTGGAAATCCTATTGCTAATTTTTTAGGATGTACGAGACAATTATCATTAATTATAGGTTCAAATTTATTTGTTCACGCAGGAGTAGTTCCACAAATAGCAAAAAAATATGGGAAAGAAGCATCTAATTATGAAATGAATGGTATTGAATACATGAATCAAATTATGTCTTTATTTTTATGGGATAAATTAAATAATAATATTGATACTAAAGATTTATTAGATTCAGGCGATTATTCTCCTTTATGGAATAGAGTATTTGGAAATAAAATGCAAAGCCAACAACAATGTGATTATTTAATGAATCCATTAAAAGAAGTATATAAAGTTGATAGAATTTTTGTCGGTCATACACCACAAGTAACTACTGGTATAACAAATACATGTCAAGGAAAAATTTGGTTAACTGATTATGGAGCATCTAAAGTATTTAATCAATTTGATAGTACTTTTTTACAAAGTGAACAAAGAGCTACAGTTCGAGAAGCTCATGTATTGGAAATTTTAAGGGATGGTGAGGAGATTAATATTTTACCCTAATAAGCTAAAGCTTATTTCGCTTCGCTCAACTTCGTCAAGTTAAAAATCTTATTTTTAACTTAATAAAATAAAAATAAGATTTTTATTTTGTCTTTAGGAAAACTGCGTTTTTTCGCTTTGCTCAACACCTGCGGTGTGCTTCGCTGGTTTAAATTAAGTTAAATTAAAATATATTAAATTAAAATATATTAAATTAAAATATATTAAAATAAAATAAATTCATTTATTTTATTTTAATCCAGCGAAGCACACCGCAGGTGTTGAGCAAAGCGAAAAAACGAAGTTTTCCTAAAGACAAAATAAAAATCTTATTTTTATTTTATTAAGTTAAAAATAAGATTTTTAACTTGACGAAGTTGAGCGGAGCGAAATAAGCTTTAGCTTATTCGGCTAATTTTTTATATTTATCCATGTTAGATTCAAATAATTCAAATGCTTTCTTAGATACTGATACTGCATCTAAACCTTCATTTTTTTCTTTGATTTCTCTTTGAACTGCACCAGCTACTTTGCCTGCTTTAGGGCTGTTGGGAATGCCTAATTTTGCAGCAATCTTCTTTTTTAAATCTAAAAATGCGGCAAAACCAGGGTTAGTGCCAGCACCACCTTTTTTAGAACCTTTTTTGGATGCTTTCTTGGAGCCCTTTTTCTTGGCGCCACCGCTCATCTTTTTAGAACCTTTCTTGGATGATTTCTTAGATGCTTTCTTGGAGCCCTTTTTCTTGGCACCACCGCTCATCTTTTTAGAACCTTTCTTGGATGATTTCTTAGATGCTTTCTTGGAGCCCTTTTTGGAGCCCTTTTTCTTGGCACCACCGCTCATCTTTTTAGAACCTTTCTTGGATGATTTCTTGGATGATTTCTTGGATGCTTTCTTGGAGCCCTTTTTCTTTGCACCGCCGCTCATCTTTTTAGAGCCTTTCTTGGATGCCTTCTTGGATGCCTTCTTGGATGCCTTCTTGGATGCCTTCTTGGATGCTTTCTTGGATGCCTTTTTAGCGCCACCGATTAATTTAATAGAACCACCAGACATTTTCTTGGAACCTTTTTTATAGGCCTTCTTAGAGATTTTTTTAGAGGATGCTTTTTTAGAGACAGATTTACTGACTTTTTTAGAAGACTTTTTACTTGCCATTAAAAAGAATGATAAAAAAATTTATAATTAAAATATTTAAATATTTATTCAAATATTTTTGAAGAATTTATAAAATTAAACTAGTATTTAGAGCGTTTCTTTGAACCTTTTATGGAACCTTTTTTAGAATCCTTCTTGGAGCCTTTCTTAGAGCCTTTCTTAGAGCCTTTCTTAGAGCCTTTCTTAGAGCCTTTCTTATAGCCTTTCTTTGCACCTCCTTTAATAACTGATTGTACTGCTTTTTGTACAGTTCTTACACCTTGTGTTACTGCATTAGAAGCAACATCTAATAAACTTTTATTATCTGCAGATGTAGTACTTACTGCACTAGTATTTAAATTAACTGATTCAGAAGATGTACCAGAGGTGGAAGTAGGAGAAGTAGTGTGATCTTCAGGTATTGCAGAAGATGTACCAGAAGCAGATGTAGCAGATAATCCATTTACATTGAGTTGACCACTTACAGAAGATGTTTCTGATGCCCCGTTTCCACTTGCAGATGTGGCTGATAATTTGCTAGGACTTAAAATAGTACCAAGTACCGATGATGTTTCATCAGCTCCCTTCTTTTTTGTTAATAAACCACCAAGAATAGAAGAAGACTCTGAATTTGTAGGACTCGAAGAATTTGGTTTTGGTGTTACAAAAATGTTTCCTAATAATGAAGTTTCAGAAGCAACATAAGCAGTGCAATCTTTGCCTTTAATAGTAAATTCAACACCTGCTTCTTTTAATAAAGCACATGCAGCTGCTACTTTATCTTCACCACCACCACGTTGAGATTTTTTAGATGAACCACCATTTTGAAGCATATTTTTTAATCTATTTTCTAAGACTGCAGTATCAGTAGAATTATTTGAGTCAGAAGATTCACTTGTTAACATAGAAATTAATTGATTTACATCAGCTTCTGTATTTTCTTTTGAAGAATTATTTAAATTTCTAGAACCACCTCTTTGAGCAGGAGAAAATGTTGAGGAGATATTTTTATTTAACTTTTTATCAATAATTGTTACATATTTAGGTAAATTTAAAGCAGATTCATTTGCAGAATCACTAAATAAATCTTTTAACAGATGTTTACCAAAATTAGACATATATATATTATAATTTAGAAATTAAAATAGTTTATATCAAAAAAAGATTTTATAATATTTTTTATCAATAATATTATAATAGATATGTATATTACAAAGATAGATGATTTATTTGATAATTTATTAGATAAACTATATGAATATTTAACAAAAAATAAAACATTTGATAAAATTACGAAGGATACAAACTTTGTTAAATATCAAAATCAAATAATGGATATATTAAAAGATTTTACTAATAAAGCTATATCAAAAAAAGAAATAATAGATATTATCAAGAATGAAGTATATTATCAATATATTTTAGAAACAATGAAACGTTATTGTGCTTTTTATATATATTTAGGGATTTCTTATTATTACACTGGTGGTAGAGATTTATTTATAACAAATATAATAGAATCATCAAAAAATCAAAAAGATTCAACATTTCAAATAGCAAATTTTTATAATTCAGAAAACAATTCTAAATTAATTAATTTTTTTAATGATATAAAAAATATTCAAACATTAATTCAAGTTGGTAAAACAATGGAAAGAATTAAAATTGTTTTAGATAATGATAAAATTAAATTTGATTCAACAATAAATTTATTTAGTGATTTGGGTGAAGATTATATTACTGAACATTTTTTAATTAAAGATAATTTTCACGCTATTTTAAAAACCTTAATTTTTAAACAAATTTATTTGAAAGAAGAACAACAGAATATTATGCAATTTTTAAGTCAAGAAGAAAAACAAGAAGGTGAGTATATGTATATTGAAATTATTAAATCAAATGAACAAAAGCAAGTAGATTTTAGTTTAATTCAAAAATTTTTAACATTACAAGAATTAAAAGTTGGATTAGCAAACGAAATATACGAATATTTAGAAGAAATGAGAGACACAAAGGAATTTGTTATAAGGGAAAACAAAGAATTTATAAATTTCTTATTTTCAAAAGGTATATTAGTTCCGATTACTGAAGAATTTTTAAGATATCATGATAATAATGAAAAATACGAAACTGGCTCTTCTAGTGGAGAAGCACATAAAGATAGAGATGCGACTAAAATAAAATATATTGTATCAAAATTAAATAATATTCGTAATTTTTATTCTCCTTTACTAGAAAAAAATCCTAAATTAAAACTAGAAACCGAAAAAATGTTTCATAAAGCTCAAGAAGTTAGAAAAGTAGTTTTATATAATGAAAATGAAGAATTAAGAATAGTACAAAAATTACAAAATTCTGAGAATGCAGCGGATCAAGATTTATTAATAGAATTAGAAAATATGAGAAAGTACACTTTTGTTAATTTTAAGAATGCATCTAAAGATAGTTTTAAGTTGAGAACTTTAAAAACAATTAATGCAATACGTTCAATTAGTATTAATAAGAAAAAAACAGAGAATTTAGAAATTAGAATAGGTCATGATAATTTAGATTTAACTGTCGTTGGTATTGGTTGGAATCCATCAAATACTTCATTAGATTGTTTAAAATCTAATGATATGATAGATGTAAATAAATTAACAAAGGGTGATAATGGATTTAATTCATTTACTAAAGTTATGAAAAATACTTTTGATAAAGATAATAAAAAGTTATATTATTGGTTATTTGATGCAAAAAAAGATATTCCTAAATTAACTTCTTATAATGAATATAATACAAGTGATCCAACAAAAAATATTAAATTAATGATTAGTGAAATTTATCATAATTATATCAATATGGTTAGAAATAAATATGAAAATTATATTAAAACATTAGATGAAATAACTATATGGAATTTAGATAATATCTTGAAAGGATATGCTAAAAAATATTTTGATTTTAATTTAAATCCAGAAATTAAAAATTCATTAATTGAAAAAACATTATATAAATTAAAAGAAATAAGTATTACTGTTGATGATGTTGATGAAATGATGCCAGGTAAAAGAGATACAATAATTGAATTACCTAAAATAAAACGTGAAAAAGAATTAAAAAATATTATTAAAATTAATTTTGAAGAAGAAGAAGAAATTGACTTGGAAAAATCAATAAATGAACCATTATGTTTACATTATGTAAAATGGAGAAATATAAATAAATTATCAAAAACTAGTTCTGATGAATTTTCACAAACAGTAGTTGATTTTGCTAAACAATACGTTAAAGTAAATAAAACGGGTGATTATATGTGTAAAAGTTGTAATGAAATGTTATATTTACAAAAATTTATTTATGAAGGTACATATGTTGAAGAGTTAGATACATTCATGACTACAAACATTGCAATAAATCAAAAATTAGAAGAAATGCCAAAATATTCTAAATTTATGAGAACTATTAGAAATTTGGAAAAAAATATAGAAAAAATAGCTTATTCAACTGATTTGAATGTATATTTAGGAACCAGTCCAACAATCAGATTAAAAAGAAAATTAGTAATTAAAGATGTATTAGATTTAATTTTATTACATACAGAATATTTAAGAAAACAACCAAAAACAAGAATTGAAGATATGGTTGCAAAATATAATATATCAAAAGAATTTACAAATTTATTTTTCTTTGAATTAAAAGATGAAATTTTCTTAACAAGTTCCACCGATACCGATTATTATAAATTAATTAAATACAATAACGTTATATCATATTTATTATTTATACTTATATTAGAATTAAATCCAGGACAACTTTTAAATTTAAAAGATGATAAAAGATGTAATTATTTTTTCTTTGATAGATTTGGTAAACCTTTATTTGAAAAATTATATTTAAGAAAAAATGAGAAAGAAAAAATACCATTTAGTCAAAAACCTTTATTATGTTATGCAATTTATTATTTTGCTTGTGTATTTACAAACAATCGTATTTGGTTATGGCAAGATAAAGAAACTGATGCAAAAAATAAACAAATAGCTATAATTAATGTTCAAAAAACTATTGTTAATACTATTGTTGATTTGATGAATTCTATAGTTGAAGCTAACTTTATAAAAGAAGTAAAAGAAGGTGATGTAAATTTTGGTAAGAAAGTAGAAAAAAATTATTTATATGATTTCATTAATACTAGATTAAGTCAAAAATTAAGCACAACATTTAATGATATAGATTTATTAAAAAGAATAGAAGGAAATTCATTAAAAAAAATAAATATAGATGATAAAACAAAAAAAATTTCATTTATAGTTAAGAAAAAACAATTAATAGATATTTCAAATAATGAAACAATGGAAGATTTAATACAAGAAAATAATGATAGATGCGATGTTACAATTTCTGAATTTGATCATTTAGAAAATTTAGTTAATAATAATTATTTTGATTTATTAACAAATTGTCCAGATGGTAAATTTCATAAATGGAAATTTGATAAAGTAGATATGACTTGTTCTTTGTGTAATCAATCTTATAGTGAATTAATTAAACTTTATAGTGTTACTTCTTCGGCTGAAGATGAAAATAAGATTTATTTACAAAAATTAAGACTTATTAATTTAAATAAATTGTCAAAAAAATATTGTATAAGTGGTGATTTTCATGAATTGAATGATGAAGGTATTTGTAGCAAATGTGGTAAAAATCCAGTTACTGCAAAATTTACTGAAAAAGAATTAGATAAGATGGATAAAAATATAGAAGAAAAAACTTATGAAAGTAATTTAGAATCATTTAAATTGATGAAACAATATTTAAATGATAAAGAAGAAGAAAAGAATAAAGTAAAATCAATTATGGATATATTTAATAAAAATTATATTGAAAACACAAATAATAAATTATATTCATTTGTATCTGATTTTATTGATAGAATGATAAAAATATTAGGTGTAAAAATAAAAATGAAGAATAGTTTAATTTATTTAAAAGAGACACTATATATTTTAGATCATGATTACTTGGGTAATAAAAGAAAAGAAACAGTTTATATTTTATCTAGTGAACAAAAAATAGAAACATATAAAAATCATCCATTTTATAAAATAGATGTTATATACTATAAAGATAAAGCTAATAATGTTTTCGTATATTATGATTTAATTACATTACAATACTTGGGTTATTCTGAAAATAATAAAGATTTTAAGAAAACAAAATCAAATGCGTCAATTGATATAAAATTATCAATAAGGGATTCTATAATGTTATTAGGATTAGAAAATAAATATATGAATTTATATCATTTGAATTCATCATATCAAAAGATGAAAACTAAGGAAATTTTAGAAAATTCAAATTTTATAATAAATAATTATATAAGAACTAGAGTTTCTAATTTAAAACAAATTGTATCTAGATCATTATCAATAATAAATAATATTAAAAATAATGGAAGATTCATTAGTTTATATGGTTCTGAAGAGAAAGCATTAATTGATGAGTTCACTAAAAAAATAAAACATTTCAAAACAGATAAAGATGATAAAAATAGTCTTTTTGAAGATTGGAAAGTAATTAGTAATAATATTGGAATTAATCCTATACCTGAAAATATACAAATTAATATAGTTAAAAATTATTTTGATACAGGTAGTTTACCACAAATGAATAATAGTGATAATAAGATTATATTCTTTTTAATAAATAATTTTGATAAATTATTAGATTATAATCCTCAAGTAGCGATACAGTCAGAAATTTGTAATTTAATTATTCAATTAATTATGTTTTCTTTCAATCAATATTTTAAACCATATTCAAATACACAAATAAGAAAATTTGACCATATATTAATTAATGAAACTCCTTATATTGATGAAAATCTAAAAGTATTTGGATTTTATCAAGAATTATTAAATAATAAAGAAATAGATGATAAAAAAGAAAAAGAGAAAGATGTAAATTATGATGCTCAACAAGCATTTGAATCAATTGACATCGATGATTATGAAATTAATGATGATGTTGATGAATCAATGGAAGCATTAGATAATAGTGGAGAATAAAAAACGAATTTAATAATATAAATAATAAATTATTTAAATTATTTTTCTATGTTACAATAATTTGAAATGAATTTAGATAAAAATTTTATAAACAATACAATTTTAATTTTAATCTTATTATTATTAGCTAATTATTTATCAAATGGATCAATAATTAATATATTAAAAAAATATTATCAATTATTAATAGATTTTATTTTTGATAAAACTGAAGGAATTAGAAAAATATTTAATTTTAAAGAACAATTTACAGGAATTTTTGGTCCGAATGAACCAACTTTTGAAGGAATAAAACAATGTAAATATTCTACACCAGAAATTATGCATGATAATGAATTTAAATATGTTTACAATGAACATGTAAAAGGTAAAAAACAATCACAAGTTGAAGAACCTGAAATGAAAAAATTATATCATTTTCTTCAAAGTTTAGTTACTGTAAATAAAAATAATTATGAATTAACACCCTCTAATTCTAATGAAATTAATTTATCTCAGGCAGAAAAAGATAGTTTAAGAAAAGATTTACTTAAATCATTAAATTGTAAAGATTTTAAATTTAATAATTTAGAATTTATTGATAAATTAGTTTATTTCACTAATCCAAGAGGTAAAGAAATGAAACCCTTTAGATTTACAGCCGATGCTTATTTAGAAAATATACCAATTGGTAAATTAACAATTTATTTAGAAATGTTTATTAGAATGGACGATTTATTTTATGGTCCTATTAAATCTGGATTTCCAACAATAACTAGAATTAAATTAACTCATAGAGGATTAAATATACCTCCAGCACCACAAGATTTTGATAAAACTAAATATGATAGTAGTACTGATAACAGCTTAATTCCCGACTCAGTTCATTTTTCCACTGATTTGGAAAAGGATAGATATCATAAAGAAAATTTTGAAAATACAGAATCATCTATAACTATTCCTGATATAGAAACTACATCAGAATTGATTACAACTTATGATAATTAAAAAATATATAATTATAATGAATACTATAAATTATAATAAATATTTAAAGTATAAAAGTAAATATAATAATCTTAAAAAACAAATTGGAGGAGAAACACAAATTTCAATTATAGAATCTAACTCTGATTCTTCTATTTTATCATATATTGGTGCAGGAGTACCTAATATTGTTTATTTTGATTCAAATTTAAGAGTAATTATAAAAATTAGAAAAAATAGTTACAAAGATAGCAGAATATCTTTCGTAAATATTCCTAATTCTTTTGAAGAGAAAACTACTATTTTAACATCAGATGACTCAATAACTAGTTATTTACGTAAATTTGAATCAACGAATGTTAATATAAACTTTGAGGTGATTAAAAATTACATTGATTCATCTAAAATAATTAATATGTTACCAACTTTTTTAAAATTTAAGGGTATTATTATTTATAATAATATTGGTGTAAATAGAAATTATAATGTAGAAACACCATTAGTAGTACCTAGTTTTGAATATTTAGACGGTGTTGATAGTTTATATAATTTTGGACCAACTTTAAAAGATGAAATGATAGCAATTATCAAAGACTTTAAAATATTTAATTCATCTGGATATACTCATGGTGATTTAGAGAATAATTGTAGAAATATTATATCTTATAATGATAAAGGGACAAAAAAATTAAAGGTTATTGATTTAGAAGATCCAATAAATTTTATAAACGATGGAACTGCATTAGAATCTTTAATAAGAGTTTTACTTCAAGATTATATAAGTTTAAATAAATGCTTAATCAATTTGAATTTATTAACAATTATATCAAATAAAATAGATATATGTTCTTTAATTAGATCACTTGATTTTGATATAACTGTTTTAGATACTACAACCTATTCAAAGGATAATATTTATCCTAAATATAAATTAACTCTATCAGAGTGGATTGTAACATCAGATGGTTATAAAATTATTGGTACATATGATACTGATAAAATGGTAAATATTTTAATTAATAATAATTATATTGAAAGATTTGAAAATATTAAAGTTGTATTTAAAAATTGTAGCTATTGTATTCTTAATATAAATTTACTTAATAATAGAGAAAAAATAAAAACATTTATTGAATCAATATATGATTCATTAATTGGAGAAATATCAGTTTAATCAGTGTCTTTAAGATTTTCTCGTACTATCTTAAAAAATATATCATTTTTCAATATTTCATCAGCAGTTAAATATTCATCGTTAATAAGTATTCTGCCTTTTTCACTAACACATTTTCCAGATATATATTTTTCAGGAACAACTCTTCTAACAAATTCTTTTACTTTATCTGGAATTTCTTTTTCAGTCCAAAATTCAGGAAAGAAACCTTTTCTTGTAAATGTATTAAAAAAGTAATGTACATCGTAATATCTATTTTGTTGAGGTGTAATATTTATTTTATTGGTCCATTCTGAATCAACTTTTGAATTATCTACAATTCCTGGTATACATGCAAAATCAAAATCCCATAATTTTAATTGGAATCCAATATTTGGAACTATATAAATTTGTCCATTAATTACATATTTATATTTCTTTTTTGACATATCTATTAAATTTACTAATAAATTATTTGCTTTTAAATCATTATGTCTAAAACTTGGATATTTAGCTTGAATAATTGCTAATACTGATAATATTTGAAAAAATATTGTTCTCCAGTGTCTGATTTTAAATGTTTTGTAATTTTTACGAATATAATCTAATAAATCGCCACCATTAGCCCATTCAGATATTAATACTGAAACGTTTTGATAATATTCTCCTTTATCATATTTTTCTACAAATTGTTCAAACTTTTTACTTTCAACAATATTATTTTTTGTTAGTGATAAAAATGGTTTTATTGATGTATTAAATGTTGTTATTGGAAGGACAACATGAGGACTTTCTGAATTAATTACAAATTGTGATAATAATTTAATCATCATTAATTCAGCATTTTCTGGTCTTTTTATGTTATACATATCTCCATAATTTTCTTTTTTGGGATATGCTACTATTTTTACAGCGTATGATTTTCTTGGATCTGGTTGGCCATTTTCTAATAATGGATATACTCCTTTAAAAGTATGTCCAGTTGAACCACTTTTGATATAAAGTAATTTTCCACCCAAATCTGAAACAGCTTTTCCAAAATCTATATATCTTTTCGGCATTAATTCGCGGATGTCATCAGATTTTTCATTAGAATCGTCCGCACTACTTGATTTAAAATCAATAATTGAATCAATATTCTTCCCTGTTAACATTTTATTAATTTCTTCAATTCTTTCAGGAATTAAATTATAGTTTTTCTTTTTATCTTTATCCATATAATTATATAGTTATATATTTTTTTATATGTAGAAAATTTTTTTATTCGTCCAAAAAGATTACTTAATTAAAAATATAATTATCACATAATCTATTCTTAAATTTGTCTTCTTTACTTAATTCATCTTGATATTTAGTAAAAATATACTTTACTAAATCTATTTCTAAAGAAGGTAAAATTGGTATTCCCATCCAATATTTATTTTTATTTATATAATCTTGTTGAAAATCTATTGGATATAAATGAGATAATGAAGATTTTGGATTACTCATTAGATTTTTTAATTTAATTGGCAGTAAATAATTGGATTGTTGAGGGAGAACACACAATAGTTGAACGAAAGGCTTTAGAGCTTTTCCTTCAATAAAAGTTATTTTATTCATTTCATTTTCTTTCAAATACATATTTATATCTGATAAGAAAGGTGGATGTTCATAGGGAAAATACCAATCCCAAGAGGGACACTTGTCAAAGTAATATTCTGTTACCCATTTTATTCCTACCAAATAATTCTTCACTAATTTCTTAGAAAAAGATTCAATACTTTCATCAGTTTCACAACCAAAATGATGTTTATAATATCTGCGTCTCCAATCTTTATGGTTGTCAGAGCCCAATTTAATAGGATCATCTATCTTAAATTGCAAATTTTCTATTTTAAATATTTCTATGTCATAAGGATCAGAAGATTCACACTTTTGAAATCTTTTATGTTTACCAAAATTACTTTTGAGAATATCTTCCTCTTTTTCAGCTAATTTATTCAATAAACTAGCTAAAAATTCTTGATTTATTTTTATTTTTGATTTTAGAATATCTAATAAATATTTTCTTTTATCTGATAAAATATTTATATATGATTCTATTAAATATTCTATACCATCTTTATGAATATCTAAAGAAGGTAAATGAGGTAAAAAATCATTACCTAGAAAATAACATAAAAATATAAAGTCTTGTGTTAATTTATCTTTATTTAATTTCATTTTATTTATTTCTTTTTCTTGACTAAAACTTTCTAATGTTTTCTTATAATAACTTTCCATTGTTTGATATATACATTCTTTCATTACTTTAATACTGACATAATTTAAAACACCTTCTGCTTCATTTTTATTCATTTGATTTGCTTCTCTTAGCAAATATATTTCATTAGAATTAGCACTGAGGGCTAAGAAAATTAAATCAGCATCTAAACCATATAATACATATTTATAGGTTAAATCTTCTTTTTGATTATTTCTAATGAATTGTAATAATTTATGTTCCCCTTCAGAAGGTGTATTACAAGAAGAATAAATGATTTGTAATTTTTGTTCTTTTGACCAACTCATTATTTTATTATGTAATTTTTCCATAAATTGTGTACCTGGTGTGATAGCACTATTATTCCAATTATTTGATAAAGGTTTATTATGTTTATTTTTTATTTTATCCCATAATTCTTTATCATGAACAGATTTAAATCTTCTACTTCTTTGTTGTTTAATTTTTGCAACAGGTGCAACACCATCAATTGCAATATAGACCCCTTTCTTAGGTTTAACGAAATCAATTAACTCCTCAATATATTCTATTACTTTATTAATCATTTTACCTTCTAACTTTTCTTGTGAATTATCATTATTCTCCGCCAATATTTTAAAACACATTGGATGAATTAAACAATTAGTATCAATTAAAAAATAATCTATATTTTCTAATTCTTCTAATGTATGTTTAACATCATTATCTTTCTTTTCTTTTTCTAATTTACTTTTGGTAAATACAAAAGAACTTTTTTTATAATTTTTCCATAACCATAAAAAGAAACCTGGAACTCCCATTTATAAGTATAATAATAATATAACTTTAATTTGTTTCAATTTTTCTTGTAAACAAGAAAAATTAATAATTTCTTAAAAAAATTGAAATATTAATATTTTCTCAATATTAAATATAATTTATGCAACAAGTTAACTTATTTTCATCAATTGAGTTAGAAGATAGTACTCTGGTAATACCTGAAATACATAAAGCTATTAAAGCAGGTAATATAGAATCATTTACAAATTTAGTATCTCCAGAAACAATAAATCAAAAAGATAAAGATGGTATTACGCCATTAATGGTAGCCTGTATTACAGGTTCGTTTGAATTCGTATCAATTCTTTGTGAATTGAATATTAATATAGATGATAAATGTACTAAGAAAGGTTATACTGCATTTATGTATAGTTGTTTTGGAAGAAATTTAGATATAATTAAAACACTGATTTCAAAAAAATGTAATTTATCTACAATTGATATTAGTGGAGATGATATTTGTGATTTAGGACTATTGAGTCCAATTTTAACACTTATTCAAAATGCTACTTCAGTTTCTACTAATTTAGTAAAATGCAAACAATGCAATATACAATTTAAAAATGAAGGTGGGTGGAGTCCAGAAGGAAATATTTGTTCAAACTGTTTTGATCATGATTTATTTGGTTCCCCTAAACCAATTATTTCTGCAGAAGAATTAAAAAAAATTAATAAAAATAAAAGAGTTCGTTCAACACAAGGAACTCCTTCTAGTTTAAATCCGTCACCAACTAATATACAATCTAGTTCAACTAGTTTTTATATGTGTCCACAGTGTAAAAATAGAGTAGATACTAGTGTACGTATTTGTTCTTGTGGTAGAAAATCTCCATTTTCTAGATAAAAATTTATAATTATTTTATCAGTTTAATATATTTTTTAATCTAAACTAATTAAAATGCAAATAAATTGGGAAGATTTCAATAATAGTATTAAAAATACCAAATATCCATATGTATTAATTCAAAAGTTTTTTTTATCTATAGAAACAATTGAAGATAAATATGCGAGTATTATTTTAAGATATATTATTAAGAATAATTTTATAATTTTTACAAATATTCCATTTTATGTTATAATTAAAGATATTCCAAAAGATAAATATCCAGAAACAATTGACACATTAAAAATGTTTTATGAATTAATAAAACAACAAATGAAACTTCTTGAAAAAATAAGAAAATGGTTTGAAGCATATAAAAATAAAAATTTTTGGAATAAAGAATTAAATGAACAACTTGTTGATTTATATTTAATGAGAGATTTAATAAAGGCTAATTTCGATACTTCAAAAGGAGGGGTTCCTTTTGGTTTTAAAATGATGGGAATTATAAAAAATAGTAATGTTAATTCTGCAGCTAAACAAATTACTATAGAATCAGCTGCGGAAAGATTAAAAAATGTATTAGAAATAATAGGTAGTGAATATTTTAAAAAAATAAATTTACCTATTTTTTGTTCATTAGATTTTTTTGAATTAGAACCAGAAGAAATAATAAAATATACTAATATAGTATATTTTAAAACAGTTGAAACAATTACTATGACCATTGATTTATTTGAAAATTATAATATGATTTGTTTAAAATTAGATAATTTATTAAATCCTTTCTTTGTTAATATTGAAGAAGATACTATATTAGATGATGATATTGAAGATATAAGTTATTTATTGAATCAAAATTAACTAATTAGTAGCAAATATCATCTTACCCATTCCTTTTTCAACAACAAAAAAGTTATAGCCTCTCGCCATAAATTTTAATTGTAATCCTAATTGACTTGGATTAAATCGCGTATCAAAATATTCAGTTAAAAATGCTTTATTTAAATTAAAATATATTATTTTACCTTTTAACATTGAAAAATTACAGGTACCAGATGGTTGTATTTCTTCAGGATATAAACCAAAATTATATGCATAAACTCCATCAGGTAAAGAATTATTATAGTATTTAAAAGATTGTAATGGATTAAAAAAGTTATATTCAAACTTTGGTTTAACAATTTCTAATTGATTTAATGAAATTTGTTGTTTATCGTAATATTGATTTTTAAAGAATTGATTAAATACAAAATCACTATTATATACTTTTCCATATTCACATAATCCCTGTAATAAAATAAGAGGTTGTGTTATCCAAAGTAAATCCTTAATTGGACGGTCTATACTTAATTCTGCAGAAAATATAATTTGTTTATTTATATTAAATATATTTTCTTGAAATATTTCTACTACATATTCTAATTTAGAAGAAGCAAATTTATTTCTTTCCAAGTCATCTAAATAAATTGACTCTGTAATTAATTGAATTGATGGTTTTGATACAGCACTATAATATTGATTAAAATTATTATTTAGATATGGACTAAATATATTTACATCTAATGTATTATATGTTTTAAATTGAATCCATTGAGGTAATTCCATTATATATTCGTTATTAACGTATTTTCCATAAGTTGTTAATATTGTTGTTAAATCATCATTTTTATCCACAGCACTTAATGAAGGATATTTTAAAGCCATTAATTGATAATTAATATTATCACAAGTATATGTTATTAAAGTACTATCTACATCATAACTATATGATTTAATATTTAAATTATCTTTAATATTAATATCTACATATGTTGTTACTTTTAAAAAATCATAATATTCTTGTTCATAATCAATGAAATATAATAAATTTTTTAATTTATTTAATTTTAAATTAACTGCTACACTAGAATTGGTTAAAGCAACTGTTGGTAAGGAAGAACCAATATCTTTACAAAACCAAAAACTTAATGGTAATATTAATGTTGTACTAGGCTTTGTACTATTATCAAATGTAATTAATGTTTCTATTTGTCCAATCATAGTATTATAAGTTTCAGTTAATTCTTCTTTAACATGATGCTTTTGATAAATAAATGCTTCTTCTGCACTATATGATTCAACAACTTGTCCCCCTATTTCAACTTCAATATCTGTAAAATAAAAATGTGCTAAATTTGGAATCCAAGCAAATGAAACGTTTTTACTATTTAATGAATTAAAATTATTAGTATAATAAATATAATTAGAATAATAGTATTTTAAATATTTTATCATAGCTAAATAAAAATTATTTATATTAGTCAATAAATCACTTACTTTGATTTCAATATCTGGATTATAATTATCATAATCATCAGATACAATCATTAAGTCTAGTTGTAACATATATCCTGTTAAATCAATATCTTTAAATACTTCTGTTAAAATTAAATTTGTTATAGCATCTTTCTGTTTTTTATATTTAGAATTAAATTTTATTACATTTTGTTTTAATATTTGATTTGTAATATTAATTGATTGTAATAAATTATTTAAAAGTTGATATAATAAAATTTCAATAGAACAATAACTTTTTAAATTATCATATAATGATTTCCATTTTGTAATATTTTTTTGAATATTAGTTAGGTCATTTTGTTTTAAGTTAGTTACAGCTTGACTTTCAATGAATGATAATGATGGAATTTGAATTTCAATATAACATTTTGATATTAAATCTGAAATATTATTTAAAATGAAAGAAACTCTATTATCATATTCTGGTTGTTGTTCTGGTAAATTAGTTATTAATTCTATACCAAAAATAGTGTGTCTTCTGTAAATCTTTCTAAAGAAAGTTATTTGCGGGTTAAATGTTAAATATCCATCTTGTTTACCTGATGATACTAATTGTATTAAACCTCCAGTCATTTATATTTTAATAATATGTAGGTTTTAAATTACTATATTGATTTTTTTAAGTGAGTTTAGTATTTTATAATGGAGAATATGGAATTATTTTTTTTGTAAACAATGACCATATTATATAACTAAATAAATATGAAATTAATTCAGCTCCTTTTATAAAACTAAAATCTTCATAAATTATAAATAAACCTAATACTTCTGCTGAAATAATTTTTACTAAATCTAACGCTAATATATTATGGGTATTCAAATTTAATAAAATATCTGAAAATAAATAATCAAATCCGACATAACCAATAATTGTAATGAATGTTCTTGAAGCCCAAGATAATGATAATTCTAATATACCTGTTTCAATTGCTTGATATATTGTATAAATACTAATATATCTAATTATATCTTCTTTTGATCTTTTAATTCTATAATCATTATCTTTAATATTTACATAATTTTCTCCTACTAATGAATAAATAAAATATGAAAATCCAATTGCAAAAGACGAATATAACCATTTAGTACTAAATAAATCTCCGCCAATTAAATAATAATTAATTAAATTTGAAAAAATCATTAAATTTGTTACAAAAAATAAATTATTTTTTATATTTTCTAATTTTACAGATGATATCATATTATTATAACGAATTAGATATAATTTTTTATTAAAAATAAATTAATTTATATAAAAGATAATTAAGCTATTGAAAAAAGATAATTAAGCTATTTATAAAAGATATTTTAAGCTATTAAAAAAAGATATTTTAAGCTATTTATAAAAGATATTTTAAGCTATTAAAAAAAGATAATTAAGCTATTTAGAAAAATGGGTTCAATATATATTAATATATAAATTTAATTAATGTTAAAATTATTTGATTTTAAATTTCTTATTTTACTTGGTTTAACGTTAGTGGTATATTTTATGTATAAGGAGATTGATTATCAAAGAGAAAGAATTTCTCAAGTTGAAAATCAAATTAAACTTTTATTAGAAACCAATCCTAATCAATTTCATGAAATAGAAAACAAAGAAGAAAATATTCAAAAAATTCGACCAAAATTGCAACACCCTAATGAAGTAAAACAAAAACCAGTAGAACAAAAACCAGTAGAACAAAAGCCAGTAGAACAAAAACCAGTAGAACAAAAGCCAGTAGAACAAAAACCAGTAGAACAAAAGCCAGTTCAAAAACAAGTATCATCACCTATACAAGATAAAAATTTAGTATTAAATCTACCAAAAAATATGATTAATAAAGTAATTCCTGTAGAAAAGAAGGTAGTTTCAACTGAAACAACAGAGGTAGAAACAGATGAAAAATTAATTGAAACAGAAAATAAACATATTGAAATCTATTCTAATGATAATGAAAATTGTATGGAAACATCAATTTCTGATAGTTTAATAAATACTAAAAATATATTATTAAAGAAAACTAGTAATGAAACGAGTGAAACAAGTGAATCAAATAATAATTTTGAATATAATTTAAAAGATGACGATGGTTTAGAAGAAAAATCTATAAATAATTCAGAAGAAGAATCTAAAAATAAATCAGTAAAATATACTGAAGATACTGAAGATATAGAAGATACTAAAAATATTAAAGATACAGAAGATAAAACATCAGAAAATGTTGATAATAATATAGATATTTCTGAAGACAGTAAAGAAATTGCTAAAAAAGAAAATTCAGATAAAGATATTAATTCGGAAAAATCAAATAGTAATAAAAAGGAAAATAAAAAAACATCTAAAACATCTAAAACATCTAAAACATCTAAAACATCACAAGAAGAATTAAATGAGATATTAAAAGATTTAAAAATAGAAATAACCAATGATATGATAAATACAAGCTCTCCTAAATTAAATTTACAAACATTACTAAAAATGAAAGTTCAAGAACTTCATAATTTAGCTTTGAAAGAAAATATTACTTTAGAAAAAAAAGTTAAGGGTGTTTCTAAAAAGAAGACCAAACAGGAATTAGCCGAAGAGATTTTGGAAAAAAAAATATCTAATTAATATTATATACTATGGGAGATAACAGATATTGGTCTAATAACTGTCCAGCTTTAATGTCTGACGGAAGATTCATTACAAATTACGTTAGATACAACGTTTTTGATCAAATGGTTAGAAATGTAAATGAAATATCTAATAATCATGACTACCGCCATTTCTTACAAAACAATGGTGATCAAATATTAAATAAAGAAAGACAAGCATTAGTTAAAAATAATACTTGCGCTGTAAATGGCAAATGTTTACCTTTAAGCGGTAAGGCAAATAACGTATTACCTTGCTCATCTTGCTACGAAAAAAAATAAATAAATAATAAGATAATAATTTTAGACTATAAAATTATTATATTATATTTGTAAGTAATTTTTATTCATTAGACATACCTACTGCTAATGCACTTATGTTTCCTGCACCATAAAGAGCCCCACCCATTTTATCTTCATCCCAATTTATACCATCTTTAGAATAAGCTAATACACTTGCTCTTTTATCATTACCTCCTGCGTAAAATCTGGAATCATAGGGATTCCATATAAGACTATAAATAATACCATTCCCTCCAGAACGTTTGGAGAACAATGCTGACCCTGATGTGGATTGTGTCCAATTTGTACCATTATTGGTCGAATAAGCTATGACTCCAGAATCACCTACATATCCACCTGCTACCCATATTGAACCATTATTAGTAATTGCATTTACTTGACCTCCTGAGAAAATAGTTGTAGGGTCTGATATTGTGGTCCAAGATGTACCATTGTTATTAGAATAAATAAATTTACCCGAATCAGTACCTCCTATTATAATTGTTCCTGCTTGATTGTAAGTAAGTACAGTGCATATAGCTCCACTGAGCTGAGTAGCTGCCGCGGCGTTAACTGTCCAAGATGTTTCTGAACCGACAGAAGCTCTTGCTACAAATCCATTTTTTCCTCCTATAAACCAATATGTATTATTTGTTGTAACTGTGTAGATTAGATTTGAATATCCACTAGCAGAAATTATTGAGACAAGTGAAAAGGGTGTCCAATCATAACCATTATTTGAAGTTGCTATCATACCTCTGCTAGTTCCACTAGAAATTTGATTTCCTACAATCATCCAAATATTAGAACCTCCAGTAAGTGATGCAACAGCTATTGCATTTGTACAACCTTGTGAAAAACCAACACCATTAGTACTTGTGTTAATAGAAGCAGTACTACTTACAGGCTGAACCCAATTTATACCATCATTTGATAATAACATGAAATTAGATGAACCTCCATCTACTGCTATAAAAACTGAATCCTTTGAGGCGATTTTATAAATTTGACTTTGATATAAACTTGAGCTAGGCGCTATTTTCCATTTAGAAGTGCCAGTGGAATAACCTATTGCAGAATAGTTATTATATCCAATATTTATAATTATTGGTTTTGACGAACTTATAGAATTTGTAATAATATTATCTATTATGGCATATTTAGATTTGACAAGTCCATTAACATTTTGTGTTTGAGGTGTCATTAGAACGACAAGACCAGGGAATCCTGCTACTGGACCACTACTATCTCCAACACCACTTTTTCCAACATTTGTTTGATAGAATGGTGAGTTTATACCACCTGATATGCCATTATTACCATTACCTGATTCAATTAATGTTACAATTACTGAATTATAATAAGAACCTCCACCTCCACCGTTTCCAGTTCCAGAGCTCGAGTGACCTCCACCTCCACCATAGTATCCACCTCCTCCACCAGCACCATAACCACCCGAATCACCTTGTCCGCCTTGAAATTGTGTACCTGCTGTTGCTGAGCCACCTCCTGCAGCACCTCCAGCTATATCACTTCCACCCCCACCATCTGATTCTGAACCTGAACCAGATACACCGTTTGAGTAAGCATCTCCACCGTAACCATTAGTTCCACCACCGCCTCCACCAGCTGTTAAAATTTCAATACCATTTTTTCTTATGGCTGATCTACCACCTCCACTGACTATTCCAGAACCTGCTCCTGCCCCACCTCCACCATGTGTAACAGCTCCATCGTCACGACCTCCTTCACCTACTATTACTGTTAAAACATCACCTGGTGTTACCGATATTATTCCTGCTAAATAAGCACCACCTCCTCCTGCTCCATCCATTGCACCACCTCCTGCTCCAAATACATATGCAGTTATTTGTGTCATCCCAGCAGGTATGGTGTATGAATAATTTGCTGGAGTTGTGTAGGTTTGGATTACCTTATCTGGGACCAATGAATTGTTTGAGGTGCCTACATATGGAAGGACTCTTCTTGATGCTACACCAAATACAGAACCACCGCTCATAGGATTAGTTATGTTGGTCCAATTCATTCCATTTACACTTTTAGCAATAGTTACAGTAACAGCTTCATTATATCCACCCGCAATCCAAAAAGATCCATTCCAACAAATAGTACATCCAGCTCCACCACTAAATGGATTATTATTTGAACTTGTCCATGTCGCACCATCTATACTAGTAACAATACCACCATCGCCAACAGCAACCCATAAATAACCATTCCATGCAACTCCTAAACCATTACCACCACCAAAAGGGACACTATTTGCAGCTGTCCAATTAACTCCATTATAACTTTTAGCAATTGAACAAGCGACAGTACTATTAGAACCAACTGCAATCCAATATGAACCATTCCACGCTATTCCAAAAGTAACTTCGAAAGGGCTATCATTTGATATAGTCCAGTTCATACCATCATTACTTGTTATTATTGATGATTCTTGTGTTGGTCCATTTCCAACAGCAACCCAATAAGTTCCATTCCATGCAATTCCTCGACCAGAACCTCCAATTCCAGAAAATAAATGATTGGTTGAAGGTACCCAATTAATTCCATCAAAACTTTTAGCAATACGAGGAGTCGAATTTGAATTTGTCCCTACAACAATCCAATATGTTCCATTCCATGCAATCCCATTTGCCTGTGGATTACCACCACCATCATCAAAAGGATTACTTATAATTGGTGTCCAATTAATACCATCTGAACTAGTTGCCATAGTACGAGTACTGGCACTATTATCTCCTACTGCAATCCAATAACTACCATTCCATGCTACTCCACAACCTATAGAATTTAAAGGTGTACTAGTTGAGGCAGTCCAACTTGTTCCGTCATATGAATATGCTAGATTTCCCGTAAGATCAATTGCAACTGTGAAATTATCACTTATAATGTTAGAACCAGGACCTGTTGGACCAGTAGCCCCAGTAGCCCCAGTGACACCTGTTAGACCAGTTGCCCCAGTGGAACCTGTGGCTCCAGTAGTGCCAATTGGACCCGTAGGGCCTGTTGGCCCACTTGCACCAGTAGCCCCAGTTGCACCAGTAGCTCCAGTAGCCCCAGTGACACCTGTTAGACCAGTTGCCCCAGTGGAACCTGTGGCTCCAGTAGTGCCAATTGGACCCGTAGGGCCTGTTGGCCCAGTTGCACCAGTAGCCCCAGTTGCACCAGTAGCCCCAGTAGCCCCAGTGACACCTGTTAGACCAGTTGCCCCAGTGGAACCTGTGGCTCCAGTAGTGCCAGTTGGACCAGTAGGGCCTGTTGGCCCAGTTGCACTAGTAAAAGTAATAGGTAAAACAATCCTCCCCACAATTGAATAGACTCTGTATGTAATCGTACTAGTTCCAGATGCAGAACTAAACCAAGTTATACCATCTTGACTATAACCAAATGTATTGGTGCCACCACCTAACAGAGCTACACCTGTTATCCATAGAAGACCATTCCAAGTTATAGTCCAAACTTGATCATCAGACCCTCCTACTATAAAACCTGTGTTTCCAGTAATACGCCCTCCATTTGTTGCACCATACCATATAAACCCGTCATAACTGTAAATCATAAAATTTAAATTCGAGTAACCTGTTCCTGAACATCCTGCTACCCACATTTTTCCATTCCATTGAATACAACGTGCAGCACCTCCTGCTGAACCATTTCCATTTCTAAATGCTGTAATTGAACTCGAATTAGTTGTCCAGGTTATTCCATCTGTGCTTGTAAATATGAGATTTGTGAAACTATAATTATTAAATCCAGCGCCTACCCAAATGGAGCCATTACATGCTATAGAGATCAATCCGCCACCGCTAAAGGTTGAATTATCACCATTATACCATGTATCACCATCATCACTATAAATAATGTATTGTGCTGCGGAGCATACCCATCGTGAACCATTAAAGGCAATAGAATTCACATAATCTGCAGGCACATGTGAAATACCTGGTGATGAAAATGGGACATTAGCCCATGTTATACCATCATAACTGTATATAAATGTGGCATATGGTGAACCGTTTGTTCCAAGAATCCACTTATTTCCATTCCATGCTATAGCACCAACATAAACTGCATTACTACCTGGTAGAAATGATGACCCTGATGTTGATTTAGTCCAATTGGTTCCATTTGAACTATACGCAACTACACCATTAGTATCAGAATCAATACCAAGTGCGACATATACGATTCCATTCCAAGCTACCTGATAACAAGCTGTAAATACACTATTTCCGTTTGCTGTTGGTGTCCATGTAATTCCATCATAACTTATTGCCAATCGGTTTGTACCCACTCCTGTCGCTACTGAAAATTCTTTACCAATACCACGCGCTCCCGTAGGACCCGTAGGACCCGTAGAACCTGTTGTACCCGTAGGACCTGTAGGACCCGTAGGACCTGTAGGACCTGTTGGACCTATGATATTTAGTTCAAATTTCCATAATCCTGATTGCCAAATACCACCGTTACTTATACCAGCCACATTTTTATTTCCATCTGAAGAAGAGGCAATACACCTCCAGTTAGCTGATGGAGCATCTATTTGAGTCCAAGTTGAACCAGAATTAGAACTTTTATAAATACCACCACCATTTATAATAGCCATAAGTATTGTTCCATCTGATGAAGAGGTTACTGAATACCAATTAGCTGCTGGAGCACTGGTTTGAGTCCAATTAGAACCAGAATCAGAACTTGTAAAAATTCTACCGAAACTATATGTAACAGCCACAAGTTTTACACCATCTGCAGAAGATGCTACTGAAAACCAATATCCCGAAGGAGCGCTAGTCTGTATCCAAGTAGAACCTGAATCAGTACTTGTATAAATTAAACCATATTCTATGACAGCAACTAATTTTTCACCATTTGTAGAAGATGCTACTGACTTCCAATTAGCTGTTGGAGCATTATTTGAAGAAGACCAATTTGCTCCAGAATCTGTACTTGTATAAATACCGCCGCCATTATATATAACAGCTACAACTTTTGTTCCATCGGTAGAACAGGCTAAAGCATAGCAACTAGTTGGTAGCTCAGTTGTTTGAATCCAAGTAAGACCAGAATTAGAACTTTTATAAATAAATCTATAACCTGCTATAGCAAAAAGTGTTGTTCCATCAGCTGAAGACGCAACAAAAACCCAATCACTTGTTGGAGCACTTGTTTGTGTCCAAGTAGAACCTGAATCTACACTTCTCCAAATACCTTTATATAATATAGCAGCTATAAGTTTTGTTCCATCCGCAGAAGATGCCATAGAAATCCAATCTTCTGATGGGGCGCTTGTTTCATTCATGGCAATAGTAGAAGTTTTATTATACACATCACCTCCTAATGTATCAATATATGTATCATTTTTCTTCCCAATTATTCCTGGGGGTCCTGCACCATATAATATGAGCGAACCTGACTTAGTACCAATGTAGGGAAGAACACTTCGAGATGCTATAGCACCACATGCATATGTAATAATATTATTTCCCGAGGTAGATGCTACCCAATTAATACCGTCTACTGAATGAGCAAGTTGATTTGTTCCATTGCCACCCAAGTTCCATATAGAACCATTCCATGACACGGTCAAGCTTAAAGTTGAAAAAATTGCTGTTCCAGATGATGATAATGTCCAGTTAATTCCATCGTATGAATAAGCTACTTTATTTAAACCTTGACCTCCACCTGCAACCCAAATAGAGCCATTCCATCCGACTGTATTACAAGATACTGTTAAAATAGAATTTCCAGATATAGATGCAGTCCATGTTATACCATCTGAAGAATAGGCTAATTGATCTGACCCATTAGCCCCCCCTGAGACCCATAGAGACCCATTCCAAGCTACAGTATTACATTGCACAGTAAATATAGAATTTCCTGAAGTGGATGCTGTCCAGTTTATACCATCTGAGGAATAGGCTAATCGATTATCACCAACACCTCCTGCGACCCATATTAACCCATTCCATGCGATTGTATTACACACACTTGTAAAAATGGTATTTCCCGATATTGATATATTCCATGTTATACCATCGTATGAATAGGCCAGTTGATTTGTTCCTTCTCCACCCGCAACCCATAATGAACCATTCCATGCTATTGTATAACATTGAGAACTAAAAACTGAATTTCCCGAAGAAGATTCTGTCCAATTAATACCATCTGATGAATAAGCAAGTTGATTTGTTCCTAATCCGCCTGCAATCCAAATTTGTCCATTCCATGCTAGTGCAGTGCAAGCAGTTGTAAAAATAGAATTTCCATTAGCAGATGCCAACCAATTTAAACCATCGTATGAATAAGCTAAAGTATTGGTTCCTTGACCACCAGCAACCATGAAATTATCACTTATAATGTTAGAACCAGGGCCTGTAGGTCCAATAATATTTAGTTCTAATTTCCATAATTCTGATTTCCAAATACCACCTCCTAGAACTACAGCAACTACTTTTGACCCATCAGATGAACATGAAATATATTGCCAGTTTGAATTTTGTGTATTAAGATCGGACCAAGTTAATCCAAAATTGTAACTTATCCAAATACTACCACCGAATACTGCTGCTACTAATATAGAACCATCTGATGAAGATGCTATTGTTTTCCAATTTAACGTAGGTGCACTGGTTAGTATCCATGTTTCACCATTGTCACTGCTTGTATAAATGCCTATATTAGGTACGGTAGTGGCTAGACGTAATCCATTGGAAGATGATGCTAATCCATTACTAGTAGGAAATCTTGAATCAGGATCAGGATTTGATAATGTATTACCATAATCAGAACTTGTAATTATAGCTGGTCTATAATAACCTATAAAAGCTAAATGAGACCCATCGGCTGAAGATGTAATCATTCCCCATTCAGCATTTCCAATTGGAAATTGGCTCCAAGAAGTTCCTGAATTAGTACTTTTGTATATAAATATACAATTTGTACCTATTAATTGAGTAAGATCAGCAGTTCCAGCAATATATACTAAAGGTTGAGAATTTTGTTTTGTCCATGTAATACCTGAATCAGAACTTGTCCATGTACCAGCATTAGATACAGAAAAACCATCGCTTACTGCTACCATATTTACACCATCAGCTGAACAAATAGCCATAGACCAACCATTTGATGGCGCATTATTTGAGGAAGACCAAGTAATACCTGAATCAATACTTATCCATATATTACCAGGTCTTTCTGTTGCTACTAATATTGTTCCATCGTTAGATGAACTTATTGAGTTCCAGTTTGTAGATGATGGTGCACTTGTTTGACTCATGGTAATAGTGGAAGTTTTACTATAGACATCACCCCCTGATGTATCAATATATGTATCATTTTTCTTCCCAATTGTTCCTGGGGGTCCTGTACCATATAATATGAGTGAACCTGTTGGTACAATTGTGGTACCGACATATGGAAGAACACGTCTGGATGCTACCGTATAACAAAAATTATATATAGAGTTTCCTGATGTTGAGATACTCCAAGTAATACCATCTGATGAATATGCTAGACAATTTGTTCCTTTTGGTCCTCCAGCAATCCATAGTGATCCATTCCATGTTACTGTATAACAATTAGTTAGTATAGAGTTTCCCGATGTAGAAGCAGTCCATATAATACCATCGTATGAATACGCAAGTGAATTTGCTCCATCGCCTCCTGCGACCCATAGTGATCCATTCCATCCTACTGAATAACAACGATTAGATAAAATACCAGTTCCTGATGTTGATGAATTCCAAGTAACACCATCATAAGAATATACAAGTGTTGACGTATTACCACCTCCAGCAACCCATAATAATCCGTTCCAGGCTATTGTGTTACAAATATTATTAAGTAACGAGTTTCCTGATATTGATGCAGTCCATACTATGCCGTCGGTAGAATATGCTAGTTGATTTGTTCCAGTTCCTCCTGCTACCCATAAAGATCCATTCCAAGCTACTACATAACAAAATGTAGTAAATATAGAATTTCCTGTTGTGGAACCAGTCCATGTTATGCCATCAGACGAATATGCAACTTGATTCCCTCCTTCACCTCCAGCAACCCATAATGACCCATTCCAAGCTACTGCATAACAAGCTGTAGTGAATATAGAGTTTCCTGATTCTGAGGCTTTCCAGATAATACCGTCGGATGAATATGCTAGTTGATTTGTTCCGCTACCACCAGCAAGCCATGTTGATCCATTCCAGGCGACTACCCTACAACTAGTTGTAAATATTGAGTTTCCTGAATCGGATACATTCCATTTTATACCATCGTAAGAGTATGCAAGTTGATTTGTTCCTGAACCTCCTGCGACTGTGAAATTCTCTGTTAAAGTAGATGAACTACCACCACCTCCACCTCCAGCAGATATATCAGTTGGTTTGTAAAAATTAATTATATTATTTCCTTTATCAAATTTCATAAAATTATTTCCTGATGAATCAGCTATTAATAATTGAGTATCAAAAACTATTTTATTTACATTAACGGGTGCACCCCATTTAATTATATTATTAGAAATGTCAATTTTTAAAAAATCTGTAGCAGTACTTCTTATAATAAAATTACTAGAAGAATCATTTATATTTATTACATTATTTTTAATTTGAGTAATTAAATTTTTATTGTACGACATTATATTTATATTATAAAATATAAATATATAGACTCATTATTTATACTGATATACTTTCTACAGAAACAACCCAGTTTGTTGTAGAATTTTGACTACTTTTTACTTCCATTACTAGATCTTTACTATTAATATAAAATGAATTTATAGTCCAATTAATATTTGCTGAATGTAAAACATTTAATCCAAATTCTAAATTATTTATATTACTTGGACTTATATATTTTGTATAACCATCAAAAGTAAAACTGGCGCTATTATTAGATGAATCTCTAGATACAATTTTACCTATGAAAGTAATTTGTTCACCTATATTTTCAATTACATTTTTGAAATAATATTGTATTACTCCTGTTCCATTTAAAATACGTGTTCTCGCTAAATATTTCTTTTCAAAACTATTAATATTTTGAGCAAATATATTATAGGTTAAAATTGGATTAGCAGAGACATCATTTGCAACTAGATTTTGTAAAGTTAAATTTCCAGCTATATCTGTGTTTGTTACTAAAGAAATTTTCTTAGTTGCTTTATCAAAAGACATATAATTTGTTCCATCACTATCTTTAATTAATAAAGTATTATTTGAAAAGGATAAATTATTAGCAAGAGTTAATAGTTGTTTCGCGTCAATCATTCGAGTAGGAACATTAGACACATTAGTAAATCCAAACTCTAAATAAGTTGTTGATGTTGAGTTTTGAATACTAAACTTACTATTACTTATATCTGAAAATTTAATACTTGGATTAGTTTGAGTTAATACAATAGGTTGATATATTTTAAATGTACTAGATACGCCATCAAAACCAACAAATTTATTGTTATTTATATCTACAATATTCATTTCTCCAGAAGCCACAGTAATTTGTGAATTAGCATTACGTAATATAATATTAGCCGAAGTATCAATAGAAGTACGATTAATTTTTATTATATTACCACTACCATCTCTAACATTTATATTATTACTACCAAAAATGA